TTGTAATTCTTCTATATATAAACAAAAAAAGGGAAGATAAACTTCCCTTTTTTCGTGTCCCATATTTGTAGGAAATATAAGACTATTTCGTGTCCTACTTACGAAATAAACCCACTAACACCAACAACGCGACTAATCCAGCGAAGCCAGATTCGCCGAATGTGTTGATTATAGATGTTAGGTTACCAATAACATTGACGCCAAAGACACCATTTCCAAAGATTACTTCAGAAACAGCACCGATAGCTACAAAAGACATTAATAGATGAGCTAAGTCATCTACATATCCTTTGACCATTGTTACGACTTCCTTCATGGTTATCTCCCGTTAGTTAACAAAAAAGGCTGCCATCAGTTGGTATAACCGAAGCAACCTCATATATAACTATGTAAAACCTAATATTTTTATATTTATATTATGAAACCATCATGAAAAAAATCAATCACATAAATTTATATTACTGATAGAACGGAGTTTATATGGCACAAGATTATGAACTATTTGAAGGAAAAACCCTATCTGATGTATTCAAAGACATTTATGAGAATACAGAGAAAAATAGACAACAATTAGATGTATTAACAAGAGAACTTGTGCAGTATATCAAGGATGGTGATACTGCAGTTCAGATAGTTCCTATGTTAAAAGAGTATCTTGAAATCAATGTAAAAAACGATGACCAATTAGTAAAGATAGCAGCAATCGTTCAAAGATTACTTTCTGCTGAAGCTAAAGGTGGTTCTGAAGAATCGTTTGCATTATCAGATACAGAAAAAGAACAATTGATGAAAGCAGTAGAAGAAACTGCAGATGATGTTCAAAAATATTCTGATAAGTTTACGGATAATATTCAAGTTGAAAATTAATGAAACTTAAAATACCAGAACTAAACGTTAAGTCTACAGGCTTTGCAAATCTATTCGATGTAGATAATCATATTAGAAAAATATTATCTCCTGTAGTTAATCAAATAAATCGTGGAAAAGCTGATGAGGGTGAATTAGCAGAAGTAATTCAAGTTTATGATTTAGAAAGTAAATTACCAGAAGTTAAAGATAGTGATGATTTGGATTATAATCTTTTAGGTGCTATAAAGTTTAGAAAAGTATATTCTCAACAATGGGTTTCCGATGACAATCTGAATGTAGCTCATCCACTAAATGTAAATTTAGTAGATTTTCCTGTTAAAGGTGAAGTTGTATTTATACAAAAAATTTATGGTAAGTTTTATTATACGGATAGAGTTAATCAGTATAATAATCCTAATAACGCATCAGCTATAGGTTCTAGTCAAAAATTTAAAATTGGTGGGGGTGAAAAAAATCAACAAACTTTAAATACTGCTGAGTCTGGAATAACAAAAGATACTTCGGTAGAAGATGATGGATACTTAGGTAATTATTTTCAACCAAACTTTAACATAAGACCACTAATACCAAATGAGGGTGATACTTTAGTTCAAGGTAGATTTGGTAATACATTAAGATTAGGTAGTGTTGATAATTCACCAACTATAAAACTCAGAGCAGGACAATTAGCTGATTACGAAAAGTTTGATGAGGGATTAGAGTTGGTAGCTGAGTTAGAACAAAAACCTTTATCAACACCTTTAGCAGAAAATATAAACTCAGACGCTTCCTCATTATGGATGACTACAGACGAAACTGTATCACTAACACCAGCTACATTAGAAGATACAAACATCTATCCAACCGAAATAGCACCTGCAGAGTTCGGTGGGAAACAAATTATTCTTAATTCAGGTAGACTGATATTTAATAGTAAGGAAGATGGTATTCTTGGTTTTAGTAACGGACCAGTAGATTTTTCAACACTAAATACTTTTGGTGTATCAGCTAAACAAAATTTAAATTTATATTCACCTATCATGAACATTGGTAGAGATGATAATGATGCATCAGGAAAAACCAAAGAAATAGTTTTTAAAAGTTCCAATGTTACTACATCAGCTGTAGATGGTAAGGTAGAAACATATTCAACTAATATAGGATTGTATGGTGATTTATCAACTGTAGGTCCATCACCAGCTGTGAGAGGAAATGAGTTAAGAGAAATATTAGAAGAAATGTTAGAGATAATGAAGACAACAACATCTGCTGTTCGAGATTTAGCTCAAGTAGTATCAACTTTATCTGCTACGGCGGGACCAGCTCCGATTGGAATAGCAGCAGGTCCCATAGCAGGACAAGTTGCAGAAAATATTTTTAAACAAGTAGATGCAAAACTTAAATTACCAACTATGTTAAGTAGAGTGGTAGAAATAGAATAAAAAAAAGAGGTATTAATAATGACTAAAAAAGACCTTGTTAGAGTTATAAGAAAACTTGTAAAGGAAGAAGTTCAAAAAGAAGTAGGTAAGATACTTATTAGTGAGAGAAAAATTCCACAAAAGAAATCTAAACCTGTTAAGAAAAAAACTTACACTAAAGACAAAACACTAAATGAAGTGTTGAATGAAACTGTAGGTTTAGCTCAATCACAAAAACAAGAATACCCTGATATGGGTGGTAAACAATACACCACAGGTAACATGGCAGATTTATTAGGTTATGGTGATTTAGCATCTCCTGAATTGAAAAGAGATAAGGTTGCAGCACAAACATTAGCAGAAAAAGGTGTTACTCCAGAACAAGTAGGTGATGGAGTTGTTAAAGCATTAACAAGAGATTATTCAGATTTAATGAAAGTGATTAACAAGGATAAATAATGGCATCTACAATTGAAAACAATTTAAATCCAGATACTCATTTTGGTTTATCGTTTCCACTTGGATACGCTGGTAGTGGATTGTTTAATAGAACAAAAACTCTTGAACAACAAGCAGTGCATAATATAAAAAATCTACTACTTACAAATCTTGGTGAAAGACCACACCAACCAGAATTTGGTTCAAGGTTCTTAGAAGTTCTATTTGAGTTTAAAGATGATGCTTTGATTGAAGAAGTTATTAATGAAGCCGTTAACAAATGGTTACCTTACATATCGATAAATTCAGTCACCACAACAGTTGATAATGTAAATCCAAACAGACTTAATGTTTCAATTGATTTTTCAGTATCAACTACACCTGATGCAACAGAACAAATAGTTTTAGACTTTAATACCGCAGGATAGGAGAAAGTAAATGCCTACAAACACAACGGGTCCATTAAAAGACGTATCTAAAGAAGTCAAATATCTTAATAAAGATTTTGAAGGTTTTAGAAATGATTTGATTGAATTCGCAAAATCTTATTTTCCAAACACATATACAGATTTTAATGAATCTTCACCAGGCATGATGTTTATTGAAATGGCATCTTATATTGGTGATGTTCTTTCTTACTATGTAGATAATCAATTTAAAGAATCTATTTTAGCATACGCTGAAGAAAAAAGAACAATCTATAATATTGCACAATCATTAGGATACACACCAAAAATTAGTTTTCCTGCTACAACTGTATTAGATGTTTATCAAACAGTTCCTGCTACTGGAACAGGAGATTCTACAAGACCTAATATGGATTATGCTTTGACTGTAACTAACAACACTAAAGTAAAATCTGAAACTACAGGTAAAACATTTAGATTTATGGATAACGTGAACTTCAAATATTCAAGTTCATACGACCCAACTACAGTTTCTATATTTGAAACAGATTCAAATGTTCCAACAAAATATTTGTTAAAGAAAAGAGTTAGAGCTATTAGTGGAGAATTGAAAGAAGAGTTAGTGACATTTACATCTGCTGTCAAGTATGATAAGATAGTATTAGGTAATCCTAATGTTATAGAGATTATGTCATGTGTAGATAGTGATGGTAATAGTTGGTATGAAGTTCCTTTTTTAGCACAAGATACAATATTTGATGAAGTAGAAAATACATCAGCAGATGATTCTGAATTAACGCAATATAATGATACAGCACCTTATCTATTAAAGTTAAGAAAGACACCACGAAGATTTACAACATATATTAGAGATGATAATAGAACTGAATTAAGATTTGGTGCAGGTGTATCAGATAATCCTGATGAAGAGATAGTTCCAAATCCAGATAGGGTTGGTTCTTCATTGTCAAGTGGTGTTAGTAAGTTAGATACTGCATTCGACCCCGCAAACTTTTTAAATACAAGAACTTATGGATTAGCACCATCTAATACGACATTGACAATTAAGTATACTGTCGGTGGTGGTATCGAAGATAACGTTCCTGCTAATGATATTAAAAATCTAAACGATGTTAGTTTTAATGTAGACGAAACTAACTTGGTAGCAGCAACAGTTCAAGATGCAAAAGACTCAGTAGCTGTAAATAATCCAGACCCAGCTGCAGGTGGTAGAAGTGGTGAGTCACTAATAGAAATTAAAAATAATGCACTTGCTTACTTCCAAGCACAGAGTAGAGCAGTTACAAAAGAAGATTATATGATAAGAGCATTATCATTACCACAGAGATATGGTAATATTGCAAAAGTTTATATAGTTCAAGATGAACAACTCAATCAAGCTGAAGAGAATGTTCAAGATAATGAAGGAGCTGCAGCACCACTACTTGAGGAACAAATAGAAAATATAAATCCTTTGGTTCAAGAAACAGCAGATTTAAATTCAGCAAAAGCAGAAGCTAAAGTTCAAAATCCTGCAAAGGTTAGAGAAAAAATAGCAAAAGCTAGAATGACTTCACCAACGACACAAGAAAAAGATTTACCTTTTGGTGGTAGTAGAGGAGGATACTAATGGCTACTAAAAAAGCATCAAGAATACCTAATCCATTAGCATTAAATATGTATGTGTTGGGATACGACTCAAGAAAAAAATTAGCAAACTTAAATCAAGCAGTAAAAGAAAATTTACAAACATACTTAGGACAATATAGAATGGTTACTGATGCTATCAACATAAAGAATGCTTATGTGATAAACATCGGAGTTCAGTTTAGTATTATGACAAGACCTAACTATAACAAGAATGAAGTTTTGATTAGAGCTATCGAAGAAGTAAAAACATTTTTTGATATCGACAGATGGCAAATAAATCAACCAATCATATTAGCTGATTTAGTTTATAGATTAAGTTTAGTAGATGGTGTAGCAACTGTAGTTCCACCTATAGAAAACAATAAACAATCCTTACCAATCGTTATAACAAACAAATATATAGCAGCAAATGGTTACTCTGGCAATCTATATGATATAGATGCAGCTACTAAGAATGGTATAATTTATCCATCATTAGACCCATCAATCTTTGAGTTAAAATATCCTGGCACAGATATTGAGGGTAGAGTAGTAGGAGATAACTAATGCATTAT